AACAACAAGTCATCATATTAAATAATCAGTTAGAATATAATAATATAATTTGTGTGAAATATGATAGCATACAAATATATAAAGGTGGTTGTGGCTATGAGAAACAGGTTAAAGAAGCAATAAATTATGGATACCAACTTAAAGGATTTATTTCGGATAATAATTGTGAAGTTTGGATTAAAAAGGAGCAGTTATGAAAGAAGATTTGTTTCTTGTTTTTCAACCTGGAGAACCTTTATATTTAGTTAATTCTAAAGAAAGATTACTACAATGTTTTGTTCCAAAAGAAATACCAAGATGCAATGTTCTAAATGAACGTGTATTTACACGAGCTTTTACTTTTCCTGGTTTAAAAGAGATTAAAGCCGAAGATATTGATATTGTTATTAAGGAGAAATCAGAATGAGTAAAAATATCACTTCTAGTTCCGCTCGCACCATGGGAACTATTCTGGCAATCGCTTTATCTTGGGCGACGAATCACGGATTTTGGTGGGCTGTTTGGCATGCGATCTGTGGATGGTTTTATGTCATTTATTGGGGATTTAAATATGCTAACTTGGAAGAATTCATAAAAAACTTTATGGTGAATCATGCCTAAATCAACAGTAACAACACCAACACCTCCTCTCACACGTCCAAGGAACTGGCCCAATCCTCAAGTGACACTTCCGCAAAAGCCGCCTAATCAGCCTAGTGTGAATAAGACACCGCCTGTTTTTCCTGTTCCGAGAGGCGGAGGAGGGAATTCGTAAATGGACCTAAAGCAAATGAAATTAGAACTAGTTGGTGATGGAGAAAATACCTTTACAATGGTTGAGGATGGGGGCGAAAATATTTGGAAGTGCGTTTTTCTGTTGCACCCCAAGTTTTTAGATAAGATTTCTGAGATGCAACGAAGAATTCAGCAATTGGAAGCAAAGTGCAAATCATAGATAATATCCCTATATGGGGAGATCCTGATCCGGCAACCGTTTTACAAATGATAGAGGCAATGAAATATGAAGCTGCATATGGTGCTCTCATGGCTGACCACCATCTCGGTTATAGTGTGCCCGTTGGTGGTGTTATTGCTTACGAAGGACGCATTTGTGTTAACGGCGTTGGTTATGACATTGCCTGCGGTAATAAGGCTGTGCGCCTTGACGTGGATGTTCAAGAGGTTAAAAAAAATATCTACCGCACCATGAACGAAATTCAGAGTAAAATAAGCTTTGGAATCGGTAGAGAAAACAATGAGAAAGTGGAACATGCACTTTTTGACGATCCTATCTGGAATGAAATCGAGTTACTTAAAGGCCTCAAAGATAAAGCGCAAAGTCAGCTGGGCACAATTGGCTCTGGTAATCACTATGTTGATGTGTTTGTCGATGAATTGGGACGTGTGTGGGTGGGTGTGCACTTTGGTTCTCGTGGTCTTGGTCACTCTATTGCAACTCACTTTGTAAATGTAGGAGGAGGAAAAGATGGAATCCATGCAAAACCGGTATTATTTAATGAGCAATCTGAAGCCGGAATGGCCTATCTCAGATGTATGGAGCTTGCTGGGAGATATGCTTATGCAGGAAGAGACTGGGTATGTCAACGAGTTGCGCAGATACTTAGAGGAAACATCGTCGAAGAGATCCACAATCACCATAACTTTGCTTGGAGAGAAAACCATTTTGGTAGAGATCTTTGGGTCGTCCGAAAGGGCGCAACTCCTTGCTTTCCTGGTCAGAAAGGCTTTGTGGGAGGATCTATGGGAGATATCTCAGTCATTCTTGAAGGAGTGGAAGGAAAAACATCGAATCAATCCTTATATTCCACCATTCATGGAGCAGGACGTATCTTGGGAAGAACTCAAGCCAAAGGAAAAAGAGATAAACGCGGAAATATCGTTAAACCAGGATGTGTTAGTAAAGAGAACATGCACGACTGGATTAAAACAAGAGATATCGAATTGCGAGGAGCGGACGTTGACGAAGCTCCACAATGTTATAAACGTATTGAGAAAGTACTTGAAGCGCACATGGACACGATCAGAATAATTCATACTCTAAAACCTATTGGCGTTTGTATGGCGGGTGGAAATATATTCGACCCCTATAAAGATTAATCAGGACGAAGGTTGCTTGCGTCGAGTTTTAGACGATGATGAAGCAGGCAACAGAAATCCTAAAACATAAGGAAAATATGGGAAGAACAGTAAGTGTACCAAAACCACCAAGACCGCCAATTTCATTTCCGCAAGGACCTTATGCACCCCCGCCAGGGCTTGGGCGTCCTAATAATCCCGTGAGGAAGTGATGAAATATCCACTAGAAAATATTTACTTAGTATTTTATGAAGAAGATGGGGACCAAAAATCGAGGTATTTTGATGATTTTGAAGAGGCTTCAAACTTTCTTGAGAGAAATGGTTACTCGCCTTTCACTATCTTTAAAATCGAAGCCGTTAGAGAAAAAGAAGGATAATTCTCGACTCTATGCATTTGAAGTTTGGGCTTATGGAGATGATATTTGGAATAAATATCTTGTGTTTGATAGAGATAGTATTGATTTAATGAATTCTTGGAATCAAAGACATGGAGATAAATTAATTCTTAAAGAAAATGATTTAATAACAGTTATGAGAAATAAAATGTTAGAAATTTACAAGGAGGAAATGCATGGTATGCATACCCAAACCACCTAGACCACCTCAACGCTCGCCAGTATCTCCTATGGCTACAAATGGTGTTCAGAGTCCTTATGTACCGACACCGAGAATTCCTTTTCCAGCTGGAGAATATCCCCCCCAGAGACCTAAATAGATGATTAACTGGAAAGACCCATTGAAAGAATTGCCGTCGGACCGTTCATTTGTGGCTTGCTTGAGGTATCATTGGAAAGAATGTTGGCCTTTAAGCGCTCAAATTATGTTTGGTGAAGTAGAAAGTTATTTTAATGAAGACGGAGAAAGAATAGCAAGGATAAATACGTGTGATTTTACAGGCGGGGGCGCGTATTGTTGGAACTTTCCTTGTTATGGGATTAGAGATTCCGATGCTATCGTTGCGTGGGCCTATGCAAAAGACTTTAAAAGACCCGATTTTTTGAATCATGATAAACATTGGGGAGAGGAAAAATGATAGTTGAAGGAAAACGGGTGGACATTACTTGCATAGCCGATCTCCACGGTCACTATCCTGAATTAGAAGGAGGGGATTTGCTCATTGTGGCAGGGGATTTGACTAGAAGCGACACAGAACAGAACTGGTTCGACTTTCTAGTATGGATTACTAATCAAGCATCTCTTTATAAAAGAATCATTGTAATTGCTGGAAACCATGACAGCAATCTCGAAAAATATGTTGGACGTTTGTGGCCTTATAATGGAATGATTTCTTATCTTTGTGATTGGGGAACGCAGTTCGAATATGTTCAGCCTATTAATAATTCATTCAATCCAGATGACAAATCTCTTGTTTATAGAAAAACATTAAAGATCTGGGGCTCTCCTTGGACAAAACGTTTTGAAGGAATGAATCCTAATTGCATGGCGTTTACTTTGGACCATGATTTAGATTACGAAGAGGACACTAAACATGGCAGAATGTTTCAGAAAAACGATTCCCTCGAATTAAAATGGGCCCTTATTCCTGATGACGTAGACATATTAATTACGCACTCTCCTCCCTACGACATCTTAGACGAAGTTGAAAGCCAACAACATTGCACTTCCTGGAACTTTGGCAGTCGATCTCTCCTGAAAAGAGTATGCGAGATTAAACCCAAATTACATGTCTTCGGTCATGTTCACGAAGGATACGGAAAGTTTAAAATAAATAATTGGCGAATGGTTGAAATCAAGAATGGAGGTCTTATGAAATACGAAAAATGTACTACCTTTATCAACGCCTCTCACGTCAATGAGAATTATGAACCGGTGAATAGGCCAATAAGGGTGATTTTGTGAGTGAAATAGATCCAATGGAGAATTATGGAATACTATAAAATTCATAGTTTGTGGAAAAGACAAGGATGGTATTTTGAACAAGGTAAAAAAGAATCTTCCGACTATCAAAAAGGTAGGCAAAGTTTCATCATTGGAGACTATGCGGAGCCTGAATTCGAATGTATCAAAAAATGGCGTGTTACTGAAAAAATTGATGGTACCAATATTAGAATCGAACTTACTAGGACAGCGGAAAAAGTAAAGGTAGCAATTAGGGGACGGACAGACAATGCTCAAATCCCTGCTCATTTATTTCGATACTTAGAAGACAAATTTGCGAGTGAGATTGGAATACATCGTTTTACCACCTCTTTTCCTGAAGCGGGAAGGGTTATTCTCTTTGGAGAAGGATACGGACCCAAAATTCAACATTGTGGATCTCTATATGCCTCCGAAGCAGGATTTGTTCTATTTGATGTGGTAGTAGGTAATTGGGTACTCAAGTTAGATGACGTCAAATCCGTAGCAGATCAGGTCCAAGTACCCTGTGTTCCTGATTTAGGGATTATGACAACTGATCAAATCGTTGAATTTGTCAAAGCGCAACCTAAAAGTATTTTTAGTAAACATCCACAAGTCATGGAAGGCATTATTGCTACACCTGAACCCGTCATGATGTATCGTAAGGGTGGTCCAATCAAAATGAAACTTAAATGTAAGGAATTTTGTGAAAAAAATGTGTAATGGATGTAATTTAAAATTAACAGAAGAACACGATGTCCATGTCTTTTCGATGAAAGACGGCGGCTTTGAATACTTCTGTAATAATTGTTTTTCTAATAAATTTACATTAAAGGAACCAGAAGATGGACAAGAAAATGCGGAAAGTAACCAAGAAGATTCGGAAAGCCGAATCGACTCTTAAAAAAGCTGAAAAAGAAAATATGAGACTCGCCGATTACGATGAACGTGTACGCGATCCTCTCATTAAAAAGTGCAAAAAGATGCACAAAGGAAAGAAAAAATGAAACTAATGGCACAGACTGTAAGAGATTTTGAACAAGACCATCTTGCTGATAAAGCGGTTTTTGAAGCTGCAATGATTAAAAGAATCGAGACCGAAGGTTATAAGATGAGTGACATGCTCTATGAACTTTACCTATGCCAACGTGCAATTAGCCAACTTAAATCTGAAATAGAAGAAATTAAAAATTGCAAAAATAGTAAAAGTTGTAAAAAATAATGCCTACAGAAATTAAAATTGTGATGAAAAACGAAGATAGTAGTTTGATAAAGAAATTTCTTAGCTATCAAGATACCGATGGGGATATCACATTATCTTATGAGTGTGAAAAACTAAAATCGATGATTGATCAGTCTAAAGCGGCTTTTGAAGGCGTTCCTGATTCGATTACTGTTAAAGCCAGTTTCGAGTGGTAGGATGAAGCCACACTATCTCAGAATTCAAAATAGGATTTTTCAGATTGAATGTATTGCAACGATCACTCATACCGCTTGTCCATATAAAAAAACCTATGAGATCTTTGTCAATTATAACGGCGGTGCAAGTCTAACACTTCCTTTTGAAACTAAAGAAGACATGGAAGTCGCTTTAGACAAAATTTCAAAAGCATTGAAAGCCAAATAGCCAGTAGAAGTTAAATTATTTTTTGATTATAATCAAATTATAAGTTAACAAGAGGTGGCAATGGCTAGCCCGATGAGTGATTACTCTTATTCGCAGGACTCAAAAGACTTCCTCTCGGATTATAAGAAAAAAGCAATCAGATCTGATCCAAGACTAGAATTCCATCAAGACATTGTAAAAGATTTTGGAGAAAGTTACGAACGTGCATACCAACTCTGGAATACCTACTATGCAGAAGCTTATAAAGATCTGTCATACTACCTTGGAAACCAATGGTCTCTGGAAGAGCTCAGTTACCTCAATAACCAGCGTAGATCTTCGTTCACGTATAACAAAATACGGCGCATCATCAACCTCATCCAAGGTTACCAACGGAAAAATCGTCTCGCTACCATTATATCGCCTGTCGAAGATGCTGCCCAAGATACAGCGTCTATTTTCACGGATGTCATGCAGCACATCATGGATTCCAGTGACGGTTACTCGTTCATATCAGATGCTTTCAAGGGGGCTCTCACCACTGGACTCTCCTTTGTATCCCCCTACGTCGATTACAGGTCCGACCCCGTTTCGGGTGACATTAAATTCCACTTAGATGAGTGGAACGCTGTAATCCTTGACCCTTTTTTCACAAAAAAAGATTTGTCAGATTGTACCTTTTTAGCTAGGCGTAAGTTTTTATCCCGAACCGATGTCATTTCTCTACTTCCTGAGAAAGAAGACGTCATTAATTCTCTTCCTTGGGGATCTAGAGACGATAAATTCACTTATATGCCTTATGCAAGGCAATGGGGGATGCAAAAACTACTTAATTACACCGAGTACTGGCGTGCTCGATGGGAGACGAAAGATGTTCTGGTTGATATGGAAACCGGAGAGACAAAAGAATGGAATGGGGATAAGAAGCGGCTACGTATGTATCGTGAAACATTCCCTCAAATTGAAGTGGTGCGTAAACCGGTCCGAAGCGTTGAACTTGGGATTATTGTAGAGGGAGAACTCCTTTACTACGGAAAAGATCCCTATGGGCTCGATGATTACCCCTTTGTTCCATTTATGTGTACATTTGAACCAAGTTATGATCTATATACTTGGAAAATTCAATCATTAGTAAGATTAATTAGAGATCCACAAACAGAGCTAAATAAAAGACGCTCAAAAATGGTGGATAT